CCGACATATTGGAGTATTCGATGATTTCCTCGATAATATATCCTTCCCTGCGCATAAGCTATTGGTTAATAAACATGAAAGATAAGGGCCTTCCTTTCCCCGGATCTGACTTCTTCGAACTGATAACAGCCTACCAAACTCCACCCGACGCGTGATTTTTCAGCTTTCCACCCTAATGGGTGCTGTTGCTGTGGCTTGCTTCCCTCGGCACCGCTTCGGGGACACGTCCCCGGTGCTGTACGCCGATTAATTAGATTTCCAGACGCGAGCCGATATTCGCATTCGTATTCGAAGCATCGTTATTCGCATTCGCATTCGACACACCGCCATTCGCGTTCGCATTGTTGTACCCGCGATAGACCACACGGACTATCGGGAAGCTCCACCGGGTACAAAGTTACTGATTTAACAGGCAAAATGAGCTAAAGCATTACACTATCCACCAAAATAGGGCCGACAATATGCCGCCTATGACGGTAAGAGACCAGTCTATCCAGTCCCAAAGTCCGCCTTTCAGTTTGTCTTTCAGTTCCAGACAGGAGGCTGCGACAGCTGCAGCATAGAGCGCTGTCCACGGGGTGAAGGCCAAAATGCCTACCAACAAACCGCCAATAAGGTGTTTGTAGCGGTTGCTTTGTTTGAGAAATTCGATAATTTTGTTCATAACGGGTTGTTTTTAAAAATTGTTTTGTATATTTGCAGTGAGGAATAGCGTTAGATGTTCAGAACGGGATTGTAGTTCCCGGAGCTTGCGTCTTTCGCTATTCTTTCTTTTTTATATGTTTGTATAATTCACCTCCTTCTGAAAGACTGTGCAGCGTGTATTCGTGCCAGTCGTATTCCCGAACTATTATCAGTGCTTTTTCACCTCTTACTTCTATCTCGAAAATGTGCGATTGTATGAGGTGTGGAATACCTTTGTGGTTATCTGCTGTTCCCAGGTATTTGGCTTTGGCAAATACATTCTTTATATCCAGAAGCATGAGGTTCTTTTCATGGTAGAACTTGTATGGCTGGTTGGTCCATTCTTGAAGCGTGCGTTTTGATATGTTTACCGGGAATGGGAATTCATTATTCGTGATAACTGTTCCCTGCAATGGCTTGGCTTGCTTCTTTATCTGTTTGGCATCTGCATTGGCCAATGTTCTTACCAGTTTGCATGCGGCGCACAATTCATTTTCCGGAACGAAGACCAGTTTCATATTTCCGTTGTTCATATCGCAATCCTTACAGCGCTTGATGGTGTATGGATTATAGTCGGGCATCGTCTTTTGTTCCATGCCTGCATTGAACCGGAACATTCCCTTTTTGTCAACTTCCAAAGCTGATTTCCCCCTTGCCATGGCCTCTTCGTGGTCTGTAGGCGGATACTTGGATTTGCGTACCTGGACCACGGAACAGCGGCAGCCCCATCCGTTAGGAGGATAGAATTCTGCCCAGAACGGGTCTGAAGCCGGGAGTGTGATGCCGGCCATTTCTGCATGGGTGGGACGTACCTTTGCATCCCCGGCCGTGCGGTACTGTAGATAATAGCGGTCGCCGTCCTGCATGAACCGTTCCCATTTGGCTGCCATTTCAGCCGAAGCCTGTACAAAGGTGAATTCAGCCCGTAGATAGTTTGAATTGTATGTTTCGTCGATCTTCCGGACATCATTCAAAAAGCGTTCGAACGTCTTTCTATTGCCGTTTTCATCCAACAGGGAGGGAAAGGCTTCATTCAGTTCATGGAAGGTCTTCAAGCCGGAGAATACATAGTTGGAACGCTCCAGCCGCTTGCGCATGGTCTCGGACATTTCCACCTTTCGGAATGAACCGTTCAAGACAGAAGAATGAGCTTCTATAAAATCCTGCGCTTCTTCGGATGCCAGGATACCTATTTCAAGGTTTGCCCCTTCTTGCCGGAACAGCACCTTCATCATGCGGTCAAAGCGTTCCGTGAGCTTGTCGCGCATGAGTTTTGCCTCGTCCTCCATGGAGAGGCATAGTTTCTGTTTGCCCAACAGGTGGGCATACCGCTGGTGCAGCCCCGAATAATCATCGGGGCTCAGTCGAAAAAACGGGACAGCGTTTCAGCCGGTTTGCCGTCTTTCTTTTTTTTCGGTTCTGTCGGGTCCGGCTCTTCTTTCGGTTCCTTCTCCTCGCACGGGATACCGTATTTTTCCTCAAAGTACTGAGGCTTTACCTTGTAGTGTTGCAGTACCATTTCCTCGTAAGCTTTCTGCTGTTCGGGCGTGTAGTCAATGGAGTAGTCCCAATCGAAGCGCAGCCCTTTAACAGGGAACCCGTGGCGCACCATGCGCGGAATGAGCTGGTTGTTCACTATATCCCGAAGCATATCACAGTCGCTTTCCACGAGGTTCTGGAACACTTCAAGGTGCGTTTCCGACTGTGATAGGCTGCTTCCGTCCTCGATGGTCATCGTCTGCCCGATGATAAGCTTTGACAGTTCGGAGTTGGCCCGATCGATACGCTTGTCATAGACATTGTATGCGTCCCCCTTGCCGCTTTCCACAAATTCGATTTCGGTTTCCATTCCTGCCACCATGGAGAGGGCGGTTCCGGCTTCACGCAACATCTTGTCGAGACGGTCAATCTCTTTCTGATCGCGCGAAGTGGTGCGTGCTATACGCATGGGCATTCCGAATATTTCCCCGAAGGTGTCCCAAAAGGCCAGCATGTTCTTTTTGGGAATAGTCTGTGAAGCAGCCTTGAGATACAGCCCGAGGTCGTCGGGCCTACCTGCCTCAATGAGCCAGTCGGAAAAAGGAGGCTGGCGGTAGTCTATACCTGTAGTCCAGTCCTGCCCGAGGTCGGTAATGACACGCCCATACTCAGGAATGACATGTTTGCGCGGAATAAGCTTCACATCCGAATAACAGATGCAGCCGTCGCCGTCAGTGCAAAGGTCGCCCAATTCGATGAGCGAATGTCCCCAGTAGATTGAATCAAGTGCATAGCGCATGAGCTGCTTGAACCAGGACTGGTCAAAGAAGTGAACCGCTTCCTCGTTCTCATCCCCTTTCATATCCACGATTTTGAAAGAACGTGCCATGACAAAACCTCTGCGCTGCTCCACACACCCGGAGAGGTGAAGGTCTATTTCCGCGTCCCGGTAGATGTCGTACAGGCGCTGGCGGCTGGGACTGTCCACATTGATGGCATACTGCCAGGCATCGCGCCAGTTCTTGATGTCCTTCCGGGTGAGTGCATCGGTGGTGCGTTGCAGGTCGATGACCATTTTCTGCACCCGCTTGATGTCTTTCCCCTTGGCCAGATTAAAATTGCCGTATGGCGTTTGCAGTACGTTTTTCGGTTTATTGGAAAACATACCGCTGAAAAAGTCTTTAATATCCATAATCCTACCAGTTATGATGAAGCTGCTTCTGACAGCTGTAAACAAATGAATTTCCGGACGGAAGCCCATCTTCTCCGACAGCCAAAGGCAAATCAGGGACAATTTTTCCGGCCTGTACGCCTTCAAGCCACTTGATGGCCCGTTCATACCGTTCCTTGCGTATCTCGCTTCCCATCTTTTGCGGCATGGCTGCACTCATGTGGTAAAGTGAAATGTCGCAGGTGTACATGACAATGAGGCGGTTCCGATGTTCATCCTGTGCAGAGAAAATGGCCGTACAGTCGTATTTCGGCCGTAGATAACCGGCAATTTCTTCCCGGGCTTCCGCTTCTGCATTGGTACGGTTTTCCGGGCTTACCTGCGAGATAACCTTTAATGCGTTGTCGCCGATGACAACTTTGTAATCTTCTTCTGTAATGAACATGACTTTACTTTCATTTAGTGATGAACAATGCCATTTTTTCTATATCCCGGATAGTGGTTCCCTTGCGGAAACGGTGGCGGTGAATCAGTTCACAGATGTTCCTTTTGGGGACAACTTTCAGTTTGCCACCCATATACAGGACGTAGTACTTTCTTCCGTAGAGCTTGGCGTACTTGCAAGCACGGGCAACGGCACGTTTATAGCGCCATGCAAAAATCATTCTTTTAATCAGCTGTATCATGTTACCATATATTTTTGGCGGTCGGCCTTTTACCGAACACCGGTTGAAAACTCTCCTGCCTTGAATTGCGCTGCAGCATCCAGATGGCTCCCTCGTCGGCATCCGGTGCATCATCGTGAATACGGCTGCCACGCTCCAGTGCCAAGGTCTGTTCGATTCCGGTCTGCATATCCGGCGATTCTTTCAACTTCTCATTGTAGAATACGAAACCGCGTTCCCATAATGGTGACACCGCTTCGATGCGCTGGAGCTTGTCCGGTTTCTTTCGTTTGTCCGGCATGATGGGCAGTTGGTATCCACGCAGATTCCCTTCTGCCTCAAACTCATCCAGAATGACATCCTGCATGAAGTTCGCTTCCATAAAGAACTGGACGGCTGCCGTATCACGTGTACGCTCGTAGAGGTCGTAAAGCCACCGTACCATTCCTGAAACGGTATCCTGCCGGACGTAACAGTCTATAAGGTGCAGTTCCTTCCCAATCTTGCCCCAAAGGCGGCAAGCCTTGTAGTCGTTGGAAGTGGTCGATTTGAAAGAGGGGTCGGTATAGCAGACCAGCATTTCATACTTGGATAGCCTGGGCAGTTTCTTGTAACGAATCCAGTCTGCCCGAAAAATAGTTCCGTCCACGATGGGGTTGTGCATCATCTCCTTTTCCCATGCCCGGTAGCCTACGAAATCCCTGTATTCCTGCGCCTCTTCTTTCGTCCATTTTTCGCGCCATACCGGTTCTCCGTTCTTGTCTATTGCCTTGATGACGGATACATGTACCCCTTTTGTCTTGGTGAGATTGGCCAGCACCGAGTTTTTAGAAATGAGGTTCCCGACCATGATAAAACGCCCCCGGCCCACATCCAGTGCACCAAAAAGGGCTTCTTTCACCCAGTCTGTAATGTCATGCACCCGTTTCTCATTGCGGCACAGTTCGTCGTCATCCAAGTCATCGATGACGATGTAGTCCGGACGTGCTTCCCGGTCTCGCAAACCACGTGGAGACTGTCCGCGTCCGCAAGCCAGGAATTTCACCCCGTTGGCCGCCTTGAACTCCCCATCCTGCCAGGAGGCATTCCCCTGCTGCTTGCCGAAGTCGGCAATGATGCGCTGGTTATGTTCCAGTTCTGCCTGAATATCTCCCAGCAGACGTGTGGCTGAGTCCTCACTTTTGCCGACCACCACCATGAAGTTGATGAGACGTTTGGGCTGGAACATCAGCCACAGCGGAACAAAAATGTCCATGTGTGTGGACTTGGCATGGCCACGCGGCCACATGAATACCGCTTTCAGGTTGGGTGTGCCTTTTACTTTAGCCGCTGCCGCATTGTGGAACGGTGCATTGTGGATGGTGCGTATGACTTCCCCGGTGGTTTTGTCACGCAAGGTGAGAAAGTGGGGGAAGTAATATTCACAGAACGCGGCATAGTTACCCTGCAGACGCAGAATACGCCTGTCCTTTTGTGCCGGTGTCTCGCCCGCGAGCAAAGCCGTATCCGTGATGGACTGCACTCTTTTACAGTGTTCCTTCCACTGTTCGTATGCCTGTTTCTTTTCCGCTGCTGTTGCCATAGCCGTTTTATTTTATGCCCATCTGTTCGGTGATATACAGATCCTGGTACTTGTTGATTGCCCTGACCAGTTCCGGAGTCACTTCCGGGTCGATGGTTGAACGGTATTCAATCCATTTGGAGAATGCCATGAACACTTCAATGACATCCACTACGTTGGCCTTCTTGTCTAACTTTTCAATCACCGCCGAAAGTTTGGCCAGTTTGTCCCCGAGACCAGCTACAAGTGCAGGGTCGTTCGATTCGTTGACTTGAGTAATGAGTGTATCAATGGTGAGCAGGAGTTTGTTCACCAGTTCCGGCCGGGTGACGTTCTTTGCCGCCCTTGCCTCTTTCCATCCGTCAGCCGTGCACCATTTTGAGATGGTGACGCGTGACACGTCCACTTTCTCCGCAATTTCAGTCTGTTCCATGCCGGAAAGGAACAGTGAGCGTGCAAGAGATTTTTTCTTTTCGATTTCTGCCTTTGTCATATAATAAAGAATATAGGGTTAAAGGCAGGCTTCGGAGTCCCTTGCACCTGCCCGATTTATTCGCAAAGTTGTCCGCTTATCAGCTTGCAGCCAAAATAATGTGCAACGGTTTCATAGAAGTGTGCAACCATTGCACACTTTTTTGGCTTCCCGGTAAGTGCTCTGTAATATTGCAGCGCCAATGCATAAAGGCGTGGCATGAGAAAATGAGTAAACGTGTAAGAATTTCAAACGACAGCCTGAACAGCTACGGAAGCCGTGTGTTGACATCGGGCATGAGTGTGGAGCAGTATTGCCGAAACCCGGTACTGCTGTACATGCACCAACGCGGAAACGTGATTGGTTATGTGAAGGACCTTCGGGTAGAGGATGGTGAAGTAACCGGGGAACTGGTGTTTGACGAAGCGACCGACCTCAGTAAAAGATGCAAGAAACAGTTTGAATTCGGCAGTCTGAGAATGGTGAGTGCCGGAATAGACATTCTGGAACTGAGTGACCAGCCCGAACATTTGCTGCAGGGGCAGACCAGCCCGACAATAACCAAAAGCAAGCTGTATGAGGTATCACTGGTGGATGTAGGTTCCAATGATGATGCCATCGTACTGATGAAGGATGGAAAACAAATCACATTGGGAAAGGATGGTGATTGTCCTTTGCCACTAATCAATAACCAAAAAACAACAGAAGAAATGGAACTGAAACTTTTGGCCCTTCAATTGGGGCTGCCGGAAACGGCAACGGAGGCTGATGTTAATCAAGCCTTAAATGAACTGAAAGCAGCCAAGGCAGAGAATGATTCCCTGAAGCAAGAAAACGGGAAGCTGACTTTGGCCCGTATCACTGGTCTTGTAGAAAAGGCAGTGGTGGAAAAGCGTCTGGGAGAAGACAAGAAGATACAGTTTATCGAACTTGGCAAGAAGGTTGGTGTCGATGAACTGAAGAATGTGCTTGATGCCATGCAACCACAGGTGAAGATTTCCACTGTATTGAGCTATCAGGGCGGCAAGCAGCAGGCACAGCCGTCCACCTATGCCAAACTGAGCGATGTCCCGAGTGATGCGCTGCTTGAAATGCGCGAGCATAACCCGGAGGAGTACAAGCGCCTGTACAAGGCTGAATACGGCATGACCTGTGAAATTTGAAAACCTTTAAAATGAAGAAAATGGGAAAAATTGTAATGCTTTTGACGGCACTTCTGTTCAATACGCTGACAGGTGTCGTGTGTGCTTCGGTATTGGGATTCTCTCCGGTGGCCGGAGCTGTGGGAATGAATGCGGTGGCAGCCTTTATGGGAATGGCCCCGCAAAGTACTTCAATACTCCGTGAAGGGGTTTATACGGAAATCTGGACAGGGGAACTTGTTAAGGTGCTCCGTGCCGGACTGGAAGGAACCTGGCTGTCAGGAATCCCCGACCAAAGCAGTATCGTGAATAACGATGTGATTCACCTGGTAGAAGTTGGTGTAGATCCGGATGTCTTGATAAACAATAAAACCTATCCGATTGACGTGCAGGCTTTGGAAGACAAGGATATTGCCATCAAGCTGGACAAATTCCAGACCAAGGCTACGCCGATTACAGACGATGAGCTTTATGCCATCAGCTATGACAAGACCGCCCGTGTGAAAGAGGGACATGCCAACAGTATCAATGATGCGAAGTTTACCAAGGCGGCCCATGCGCTTTGTGCGAACAAAAATACGGAAACTACTCCGGTGCTTAAGACTACCGGCGAGAAAGATCCGGCTACAAACCGTCTGCGCCTTACCGTGAATGACCTTGTGGAAATGAAGCGTGCCCTTGACAACCTGCGCGTACCGTCAGACGGCCGCAGACTGGTGCTTTGCCCCGACCATGTGAATGACCTGCTACTGACCAGCCAGGCATTCCGTGAACAGTACAATATTGACCGCAACAGCGGCAAGGTAGGTAACCTTTACGGCTTTGAAATCTACGAGTATGGCAACAACCCGCTTTATACTACAGCCGGAGTGAAGAAGGCATTGGGTACAACGGCAGAAGCCGGTGAATTTCCGTGTTCATTTGCCTTCTACAAACAGAGGGTTTTCAAGGCAACAGGTTCTACCAAGATGTATTATTCCGAGTCAAAGAATGACCCGTTGAACCAGCGTAACCTGATTAACTTCCGCCATTACTTCATCTGCATGCCCAAGAAAGAGGATGCCGGAGTGGTAATGATGAGCGGCTATCAAGCATGATGATTATGGCAAAGTTGAAATATCTGGTAATACACTGTACGGCAACCCCGGAGGGGCGTGAGGTATCATCGGCGGACATCCGCAAATGGCATACTTCTCCGGTTGCCCAGGGAGGAAGAGGATGGAAGCAGGTTGGCTATACCGACCTGTTCCACCTGAACGGAGGCGTGGAACGTCTGGTAGAAAACAATGAGGATGCACAGGTGGACCCTTGGGAAGTGACCAACGGAGCCAAAGGATATAACAGTGTAAGCCGTCACATCGTGTATGCCGGAGGCGTGGAAAAAGACGGTAAGACCCCGAAAGACACCCGCACTGGCTGCCAGAAAAAGGCACTGGAGAAGTATGTGAAGGATTTTCATCGGAAATTCCCTGATGTACGCATTATAGGACACAACGAACTGGCAGCGAAAGCCTGTCCGAGCTTCGATGTGCAGGAATGGTTGAAAGAAATAGGTATTAATCAATAATAAAACCGGGTGGTATGGACTTGAGCGAATTTATGAACATTATCCTTGGCGGCGGCCTGGTTGGTACGGTGGCGACCATTGGCTCCTTGCGGGCTACTGTGAGAAAAGCGAAAGCGGAAGCGATGAAGGCCGAGGCCGGTGCAGAGGCCATGCGCATAGATAACGCCGAACATGCCACCCGCATTTTGATGGAAAATATTGTAAAACCTCTAAAAGATGAATTTTGTGAAACAAAGAAAGAACTGGCCCGCAATACGCGCGAGATGGCCCGTCTTAGAAAAGCTATTGATACAGCCGGAAACTGTCCTCATCGTGACGATTGCCCTGTGCTTGACAGGTTGCGCGAGTCACCGAAAGAGCATGAACCGGGAAGTCCGGACGGAATCGGCAAGCGCCGACAGCGCGAGCGGAAGCCGACGGGCGGGACTGGTGATGGCGGGTATACCGGCGAGTTCGGTGAAGCTGTCTATACCTGCGGACAGCCTCCGTAAACTTCCTGAAGGTGCCGTGTACCGTGGCAAGAGCGGACAGGCGAATCTGACCGTAGGCAGCGACGACAGCGGGAACATCGTGGCCGAAGCCTCGTGTGACAGTCTGCAGCAGCTGGTGCTATGGTATGAAGAAGAGCTGGCGCGTATCCGTAGCGAAACCAAGAGCGAAATTTCAAATGACGTTCAAACGGTAGAAAAACGCCCTCCGAACCGGATGCGGACGTTTATCACAGGTGTATTGGCCGGCTTGCTTGTCGGTATGTTATTAACAATGAAACTGAAAAAAAGATGAACAAGAATTTCATGTACGGCATAGGAGCCGTAAAGTATAAGGATTTCACAATCGGGTATATTGAAAAGAACTCGTTTGACCTGGGCGGCAAGAAACCCGAGGCCGCGAAGATCGAGGCCGAACAGGTGCAGGGTGCCCCGGTGCTGGTCATCCCACAGAGTAACGGCGGCATCGCCCCGACGTTCAATGTGATCCAGATGAACTATTCGAACCTGCACAAACTGCTTGGCGGCAGCCTGCATTATAAGAAAGAAGATTTGGAAAAGAAAACTCCGATCGGTTGGACAGCCCCGTCGGAGGTGCTTGTCATGCAGGGACCATGGGAACTCTCCCTCGTGTCCGGACAGAGCATACTGATTCCCAACGCCACGCTACTTTCCAATCCTGCAGGCAAGCTGACCCTTACAGAAACCTCCAAGATAGAGGTTACGCTCGAAGTGGCGATGCCGGAGGACGGTTCGCAGCCTTACGGCGTGTTCGATACGGAAGCAATACCGGACGAGTGGGGGCAGTACAAGCTGCCGCCGGCGGAAGCCGCGGCTGCAGCATCGCTCCAAAGTGAGGAGGGCTAACGTATGGCTGACCGGCTGGAACAACTGATAGAGATGGAGTGTGCGGATGCGCTGCTGGACAGCGGCGTGTCCGTTCCTCTTAAAAGGTGGAAGCTTCCGTGGCTGAAACGCCCGGTGGAGGTGCGTGTGACGATGAAGCGTCCGAGGCTGTGGGGTCAGATTCTGCTGGCGAGGGAATACCTGAAGATGGGCGTTGCGCCCGGGTGGCAAGCAAAGGACAAGGTCGAGGAACTGGCCTTTGTAGCGGAACATGGTAAGGCTGTGAGCCGTCTGCTGGCCTATACGGTATGCCGGGGATACGTGTCGCGGCACGTGGGCATCGGGGTGACAGCGTGGGTACTGCGGAACTTTGTGGAGTGGCGTTATCTGACGGCCATGTTCCGAACATTCGAGCGTCTGATGGGCACGAAGGATTTTATGCGTATTATCAGCTCGACAGCGCGGGCGAACCCGATGACTCCGAGACTGAGCCAGGCAAGGAAGGGGAGTTAAGAACCCGGTATGAGGGTTCCCATAGCCCTTTCGGCTTCGTGTGGCAGATTGCATCGGCGACCGGCTGGAGCGTGGATTACATCCTTGATGGGGTGAATTACCAGACGCTGATCATGATGCTGAGCGACGCGCCGCGGTATGTGCGGAAAAAGCAAGGCGGCGGAAATGGTGCTCCCAGACCGGAACACAGCGCCGAGGATGAAGCGAACGATATAGTAGGATTTTTTCAAAGCAAACTGGAATGAGCAAACCTGTAGAAGTTGAATTTTTGATGAAGGACAAACTCACGCCCGGCATGAACAAGGCCGAGCGTGAGGCGCTGGAACTGCGTAATACCGTCAGGCTGCTGGAGGCTGAACTGGAAAGGCTGCGCCTTGCCGGGGAGACGGCTGCCCCCAATCTGGACCAGAGTGCCAATATCGCGCAGATCCATGCACTGGAGAAGCAGCTTGAGGAATTGCGCGGCAAACTGAAACTGCTGCAGGAGGAATCGGAATCCGTGCAGGTCACCCCTGCAGATGTACCCAACGCGCAGCGCCAGTTGGGCGGGCTTCACAACAGTATCCAGCAGATCGCCCGTGAAATGCCTTCTTTGGCCATGGGACCGCAGATGTTCTTCCTGGCAATCAGCAACAACCTGCCGATTTTTACGGACGAACTGGCCCGTGCCCGCAAGGAATACGATGAGCTGCAGAAGTCCGGCAAGAAGGGCACACCGGTATGGAAGCAGGTCCTGTCCTCACTTTTTTCCTGGCAGACGGCCATGACCACCGGCATCATGCTGCTGGTAATGTACGGTGATGAAATCTGGGATTGGACGAAAAACCTGTTCAGTGCCAAAAAAGGCGTGGATGAATTCAACATATCACTCAAGGAAATGACCGAGATAGAGAAGGACGGCCGTGCCCAGATGGTGCGTACCCGCTTCGAACTGAAATCGGTCATCGATGAAATAAAGAACTTCACCGGCAGCAAGGAACAGGAAAAGGCGAAGGTGGAGGAACTGAACCGCAAGTACGGGGAATCTTTCGGGTATTATAAAACACTTTCCGAATGGTATGATACCCTTATCCAAAAGAGCGAGGACTATGTACAGGTTCTGCTGCACCAGACCAATGTCCAGAACCTTGTAAAAAAAGCTGCAGAAGCCGATGAAGAGGTGAATAAAATCAAGGCGCAGAAACCGGAAGAGGCGGAAAGCGCCATGGGTTTTTTCGGGAAATGGGGACAATATATCATGCAGTCAAGCATGGCAGAATCCGGGCAGTTCTATGACGCACAGGCTGCCATCAAGAAACATGATCAGGAAGCTTATGACGTACTGTTGAAAAATGCCGAAAACAAACGTGACGGTTATCTGAAAAAAGCGGAGGAAGAGGTAAAGAAAGCCGCAGAAGCAGCCAAAAAAGGAAATATCGGTGGGCATATCGACCCCAAGCAGTCCGGGAAGAATCCGGAAGCGGAAGCCAAGCAACGGCTTGCCACAGAGCGTAGGCTGGCGCAGGATCTTGCCGCCCTGCAGGCTGAAAACCGGAAGGAAGAGATAGACCGCATGCAAGCCGGTACCGAGAAGAAACTGGCACAAATCGAATATGACTATAACGCCCGGAAAGAAGAGATAAACCGGCAGGAAGCCGACTGGAAGCGTGAGAACAAGGAAGCCGGTCTTTCTACCGGAGATAACGGACTTACCCGGGAGCAACAGGATGAACTTGAAAAAGCCCGTGCCTCAAACACCGAGTCAAGGAAAAAAGCGGAGGCGGAC